TTTTGACTTCCAGTGTCTTTTCTTTATTTTATATGATTTACCATCATCTATATCTATTATAAATCTTCGTCCTTTTTTTCCTCTTGCACCATCATATATTACAACTCTATTTCTTACTTTTTTTACTTTTCTTGAAAATATATATATATCTCTACCATAATATTTATCTTTATAATAAACACATCCTGGATTTTGTAGAGCTTTATTTGCATTATTATTAGATGTTTGTAGAATCAATCTTTTAGGTGTACCATGATTAGAAAAAGATTGAGTAGTATCATCTATACCATCTTCGTTTTCATCTATTATTTCTGGTTCAGCTAAATCTTCTTCTAAATCATCTTGAATATCAGTTACAGTAGATGTTATATTATCTGCTAGTCCCTCAAGATTATCTTGTAAGTCTTGATTTATGTTAAGTGGGGGCCTACTTTCTAATTGTAGAATTTTATCATTTAGTTCTTCTATCTGTGTAATTAATCCTTCTATTTCTATGTCTTTAGGATCAGTAAAACCCCTTAAATAATCCCTAGATCTTAAAACTAAATTTTCATGTGATTCAATACCACCTTTAGTAGGTATATCGTAAAATAATTCTTCATACAAATTAAAAAATGTGGATACATCTCTATTTAAATCAGTTTTTCCTAATTCTGTAAATTCCGAATCCAAATTATTATTTATAGCAAAATTACCATAAACCGACTTATTCATTTGCACATTTACTATATTATCATCTAGACTTGAATCCTTAATTATAGGAGTAGATGTATTTTTTTTATTTAAAATATTATTAGCTAATAAGTCAGCTTTACTTTCTTTTTCTGCAAAAGGTATTTTTGTATAAGATATTTTAGGTGTTTTTTTATCTCCTGATGTAAAAGTAACTGTACTTCCATTACCTGAAGTTGGAGATATAGGTTTTGGTTCCTTAGGGGATATTTTTACTGAATTATTTGGAGGTATATTTGCCATTATCTAACTACTTTGAAATGGTAATTATTATCATATACTATTGTTTCTTCATTATTGATATTTTTGAATAATATTCTATAATATCTTTCGGGTTGTAGGCCTTCCATAAATACTTTAAAATACATACCTTCACTATCTGCACTTAATTTAGTAAATCTAGTATCAAAAGGTATAATTTCTTCTTCTGTATGGGCATCTCTTATACTATAAAAAGAAGATGTTGTAAGATATCCTACATTTAAAAAATTGGATGATGAAGTAAATTGTCTAGTGGGATATTTATCTCTTACATGAATTCTAAAAATAGCTTCATCTTTTTGATTATATTCTTCTTTATTTCTATATAATGAAAGATTTAATTCACCACTTTGTTTAGCACTACTAGTAAATTCAGAAGGATATATTGAATCATCCCATTTAAAAACTAATCTAGGTGGATATATAGTATGAGAATCTGTAGAAAAATATTTTAATTCTCCAAAACTACCTGATGTATCTACCTCTATTACATCTGGTTGTTTAATTAAAAAACCATGATTATCAATACCTGTAGGATATTGAGTGTTACTAAATAAACTTGAACTAAATTTTTGTACTATAGAAGTTACATCAATATTAGTATCTAAATTATCACCAGTTAAAAATTGTTGTGATGATTGAAAACCACTACCAGTATACCAAACACCTCCACCTTCTGTTATAACGGAAGAGCTTATAGATCCTGTAGATCCCGGTCCAAAACTTGATGTAGTCCATTTATCTCTTATTCTTGTTTCTGTACTGCCATTATTTCTATGTATCCAAGTACAACCATTAGAACTAGAGGGTAAATTACTATATCTACCTGTGCCTTCTTCCCATGATTGAGATATGGCAAATACATCTAAATTTAATACTTCTTCTAAATTTTTATGTTCTGATGAAAGTAATTGTAAACATACTTGTGAAATACCATTATTAAAAACTCCAGGTCCTACTTTATTAAGAATTGCTGATTGTATATCTTCATTTTTAAATTTAATTAAAACTCTTGAAGGATAATAATGTGGATCAGAATTTCCTTTTTCTTTTACAATTTCTAAAATTTCATCATGTCCTGTATTTAAATCAGTTCTATTAGGGTGACTATATATAGTTGCGTCTTTTTCGGGAAATATAAAATAATATGCCATATTAGTATGTTGTTACTCGTCCTTTAATATCTGTATTTGGGAATCTTATTTCAAATATGCTTGGATCTAATGAGGGGTATATTACACCATTTCTTGTAGCTTGACCAAAATCATATTTATACTGTGAATAACCTCCTAAGGTTCCACTTCTATTATCTAAAGTTAAATTTTCTACTGTTTGAACACCTATAATACCTCCAATTAAGCTTTCAATTTCTGATATTATAATAGGTTGGTTTATTTGCCATTTATCCACATTAAAATAATCTTGTAATTCAGTTATACAATTTAATAGTATTTCTTCATTATTATAATTTTTAAAAGTTGTTATTTCAAAATTAATACCAAAATTAATTACAAAAGCATCTTTAATATTGATAGCATCAGTTAACATTCTAAATTGTTCTAAATAAGTAGCTAAATTAGTTTTTGTAGCTTTATTTAAAGTAGTTAAATTTTTATTAGCATTATATCCTAAAGTATATAAATTTAAAGCTAGGGGATTAGGTATACGATTAGCTTCAGTTGTTAAAGGAGAAATTTGATCATCCTGGGTTATATATGCTTTTGCTACTCTACCAAAACGAGCTGGCATAGATAAAGTTCTAATAAGATAATCTTCCTTAGTTACCGTTCTTTTTTGTGCAGAAAAGGCAGCCATAGTATTCATTCTTATTTCTTCCATAGTATCACCTGCTCCTCCTCCTTTAGCAGCTTCTGGATTATTACATGTTATAGAATTTTGTATAAATTGTAATAATCCCGTGTCTACACCTAAATTATTAGGTACAGAACTTATTTGTCCTATTTTTGTAATAGTATTACTATTAACATTAGAATCTAAACCGCCACCTACTATATAAGTAACAGTTAATGTAGTATTAGATGGGACTTGACCATATGCTTTAGTGAATAAAAAGTTTGAAGGGTCATATGCTATATCTAATTTTGATCTTCCATCTCTAATACCTAAACCTATATTATCCGGGTTAGGGATAATTTGTTCATCTGCTTTATCACTAGTACCCGCTCCAAATTGGATTTCTAATTCATTATTGGCTTTAAATCTAGTAATAAATCTTCTAGTAGATCTTTTAAGTTTTATTAAATAAGGTGTTTGTCCATTAAACCCATTTAAATCAGGATCACTAGTAGCTGTATTTTCAATTTCTTCAAAAATAGTATCTTGGGCTAAATATGGAACTTCTACATATTCATTATTGTCTGAATCTACTACAGATTCTATTGAAATAATATTTGAATCAAATAAGGTTAGTGTTTTAAATTTTTCAGCAGCTCCTATAGTAAATGTTTGTGTTTTTATTTGTCCCGAAATAACTTGTGTTGATTTTTTTAAAAGATAATATTCTGGGTTATTTGATCCATCATATTGAAATATACTTACTGTTGTAGGGTCAAATGATGAAGAAAAAGAGAAATCTACTAATCTATCAGTATAAAAACTTTTTCCTCCAGGAGTATTAAAAATAGAATTAGCTGCTATTCTTAAAGAATAATCATAATCTGGTTCATATCTACCTAATGAGTCTATTTTAGAAGGTACTAATTGAAATAAATTTAAATCAGTTGAAGATGCCTTAGTTGCTTGTGGTTTATATCCTAGGGCATAAGCTAAATTATATAAATTTTCTTCCTCTTGTGCTAATGTTAAAAATGATTCTCTTAATTGTGTATCTGTATAAAATGATAATACATCACCTACATAAGCTGCCATTTCTAAGAACATCATACCTGGATTACCTTCACTAAAATCATTAAAATTATTAGGAAAATATACTTCTGCAAATTCTATTAATTGATTTTTAAAAGAAGTAAAATCTTTACTTAGATATTTTACATCTTTATCTTGTGTTTTATTGGATACTTTACTATAAGCCATTAGTCAAAATTTAATTGTATACTATCTGTTGTGTTATCTAAATTAAAATTATAATCTATTTTTATAAATAATTTATTTTCATCAGGTATTGAATCTACAACAGTATTTTCTAAACTAATTTCAGGTATATATATACTAATTTGTTGAGTAATATTTTCCTTTAATTGTTCTACATTTATATTAGATTCAAAAAGTAAATTTTTTAATCCTACCCCAAAATTGGGTATATTAATTCTTTCACCTGGTTCTGTAAGTAATACATTTACTAAATTAGATTTTACTTGCTCTTTTACAGTCTGTGTACCACTAAAAATATTAACATCATTTAAGGGAAAAGCTACTCCCACTCTAATATTTTTATCAATATCTAGAGGTGATATTTTTCTTATGGACTGTATAATAGGCATTTATTATTTTCCTTTTTTCTTATCTATAGCTTTCATTAATGATCTATAATCTCTATTTACTACATTAGCAATACCCTTGGGCATTGTTTCCGTAGGTATTATTCCTGATGTACTAAAGGGATCACTTACTGGAGCCATAGCAGATTGAGTATTAGTATCTCCTGCAGCTGTTTCATTTAAAAGATCATTTAATGTATTATTACCTACAAAACTTTGTTTTTTAAATGGTTTTCTACCCATTATTTTTTCCTTTAAAGATGATTGATTTGTTTTAGGTATTTCAACTAATTTTTCTTTATGTTCTGTAATAGTTGGTTTTAACTCATCACGCAAATCTTCCTTAAGTGATTTAATTTCTCTACGTAACGCATAATCGATTTCTTCCCTAACTATTTTTCTAATTAGATTTTCAAAAGTTTTTGCTTTCATAATTTTAATTATTGTTTGTTAATAAATATAAATAAATTTTAAATTTTAAAACGATTATATCCTATTTGTTGAAAATTAGCATTAAATATTTTTTGTATTACTTCTTCATTACCAGCTGCCTGTAGTGCTTGTAAAGTTTCATCATAATAATTATTTAAATCTTCATCAGATTGATTTATATAAGTATATGCATCTTCAGGATCATTTTGAGGGGTTAAATTACAAGTATTTAAATATTTTAAATATAAAGCTTCTAGGGCCTTTTGTATAAAATCTAAAGTACCAATTAAAGTAACTATTATACCCTTAAGAGCTATAATAGAAAGACCTATTCTAATTACTAAATTTCCTAAATCGGCTAGGGTTTCGGGTAAGGAATCTATTAATATAGCCGCAAAGGCACCCACTATATCACTTATACTATTTATAATATTACTTAAAGGTCTTAAGATAGCATCTGGAACTGTAAAAGGTGGAGGTATAGATCCAAGAGCAAAAAGTATTGCTTGTAGTATTAATATAATAGCTCCTATTATAGCTATTATAGATGCTATTTTTTTTAATTTTTCACCTGTACTTCTTATTATATTTTTTATATTTTCTCCCTGGTTAATTAATGAGTCTATTTTTTGTTGTAATGGAATAATAGATTTATTAGCTTTATTTATAACATCCCTTAAACTATTGTAAGCCCTAGTCATTGCTTTTTGAGCGGGAGGACTACAAGCAAAAGAAGAAAATTTAGATATTAATTCCTCTTTTGTAGGTATTTTTTTTAATATTTCCTCCTTTTTTTTATCTACTTCTTTTCTAGCTTTAATTTTAGCTTGTTCACCATACTCTATAACTTTCCCATGAAGCATGTTTTGAGTTGCTTGTAAAAAATTAGTAGGATCTTTTTTTAAACTTTCTACTATAGTAGCTATTTCATCTCCCAATAATTCTGATAAATCGGGTCTAAATTCATTTGCTTCAAATTCTGCCATTATGTTAGTTTTACGGTATTACTTTTAAAATCTTTTAAACTATTTCTTATTAAATCTAATTTTCTTCTTAAATTATTAAATTTGGTTGATGCTGTTACACCATGTGTAGTTCCATCTGGAATTCTTAACTTATATTCTGATCTTAAAAAGATAACAAGATCACTATATAAAAAATCAATTAATTCATTTAAAATTTCTTCTAATTTATCTCCTAAAACACCAGGTTCTGTTGGAGGTGAAAAATTATCTGATATTTTTAAGCCTAAATGTATATTAGGAGAGTTTATTATAAATTTATTACTATCTACATTAGTACCAGTATCAAAATTTATTGTTCCCTTAGTATTAAAAGCTATAGATTTGTCTGCTATTAGTAATATAGAGTCATTTTTAGCATTAAATAATAATCTATCAGAATTGATTATTACTTGTTTTCCTTGATATACATTTGGTTGTTCTGGTATATAACTCATTATTCTGGTTTTATTAAAATATAAGTTGCTCTATAAATATATTCATCACCTAATCTACTAGGTATTGCTTTTACTAATGCACCTAATCTAAATCCTCCCTGACTAGCTTTTTGTTCTGCGTCATTTCTAGCTTTTTTTAAAGCATTTATTTCATTTATACTTTTTCCTTCTCCTTCTATAGTATCTCCTTCTGGTAAAGAAATTTCTTTATCAGTAAATAAATATTCACCTGTTGCTTGGTTATAATATTTAATAGGAGTATTATCCTTACCTACCAATAAGGCTAGTTCTGCATATTTTTGTTCTATTTCTTCTAAAGATTCAGACTTTACTTCTATATTATCACTTTGTGATAGTTCATTATCAGCATTATAATCTTCTAACCATAAAGATTCAAGTTGTGGTTCCACTACTTGACTTGTTCTGCCTTCATAAGTTTTATTTTTTATTAAACTTAAATCAGTATATTTTAAAGTAATTATTATATTATAATTTGTTTCTAAGGATTGTTCTGCAAATGTTTTTATTATTTTTATATTTTCGGGGTTTAGGTAATTATTTAAGTTAAATACTCTATTAGGACCTACATCTTGTCCCATAACTCTAGTCATTTTAACCATATAAAAATTATCCTGATTTCCCTCGGGTATATTTTCAAATTCTAATCTTACATTAATATCACCGTCGGATGTTGTTACACTTCCATCATTTGGTGTTACAGGTTGATCCAAAATTTTAATTATAAAAGATTTTTCATCAGGAGTTAAATTTGCATAACTTTCAGGAATTAATACAGGTTCTGGATTAGTTTTATCCTTTTTTCTCACATCACCTTTAAATAAATTTTGAAACCAATCTCCTCTTTCTCCCCCAACATCTTCTTTTAAATATCCTTCAACACCATTTATATCTATATCTGCTGCATGAGCTATTTGAGACCATATATTATCTAATATTTGTGTTCTAATTCCTAAATCTAATTCTTCTTCTGTTACAAATTCATTAGCTACAGCATCTTTATATAAATTTGTATATCCCTCATAAGAAGGGATATGAATACTATTAGCTACAGGTAAAAAATGAGATCTAAAAAACCCATTAGCTAAATTAGCATTTATAGGTGTTTTTAACTCACCTGTAGAAAAAGCTGAAATACCTGGAGATGGTTTTATTTTATAAAAACTCATTACTTCTATAATCTTTTTAGCTGTTATTTCAGTAGTAGGTGAATTAGTAGTTTTGAATGGATAATATACTTTTCTAAAATCTCCATCTTCTTGTTGTATAAGCTCATCTGTGTTTTTAGTTTCATATAATTTACCATCACCAGATAATAATTCTAATTTATTATAAGGACCAAACACACTATTAATATATTTAGATACTTCACTATTATTTTCTTCTTCTTCACTTTCAGGAAGTTGTTCTATTACAATAATATCCCCTACTTCTTCTGTTAAATCTGATATTTCTTCTTCTCCTTGTACTATTTCTTGTATTTCTTCTTCAGATAAATCTTCTATATTAGATTCTTCTACTTCTATTTCTCTAGTAGTTTCGGGTTCTAGTTCTCCAAAACTTGGCCATGATATAGTAAAATCATCTAATGTAGATATTCCAGCTGTTATAAAATTAGATACTGATTGATTAGAGGTTAAATATATACTAGAATCATCTGTGTTTATATTTTCTACTATATGTTTCCAACTTTCATTATCTACATTTCTAGATTGACCATTTCTAATAATAGTTATAGGACTTCCTATAAGTTCTGGATCCGAAATACTCCAATTATTTATACCTTGATTAGTAGTAGAACCAAATCTAATAGAATTTCCAAATCTACCTTCTATAATTGTATCTCCTTCAAAAGGTAATAAAGGTTTTAATTTATCCTGTTCATTAAAATATTTTCCTAATTCTATATTAGTTCCTCCATCCTTAGGTCTTCTAATAATTCCAGATTCTGTTTCTTCATAATTTGTTTCTTCTTCGGATTTATTAGCTTTTAAATCATTTAAACCAGGTAAAGCATTATGGTGTGGGTGATTCCATATATTAATATTAGGTAAATAATAAGTAGTATTAATACCAGTATTATATATCGATTTATCAGTAGTATTTAATATTAGGACTACTTCATTTATAAGAGGATAATATTTTAAAAATGAAAATAAGGGTCTAGCTACATTGGGATTCTCTATATATTCTTTAGTTATATTTTTATTTATTTCAGAATAAATTATGGTTCCTATAGAATCATATTCTCCATATTCATTAAATTTAGGATGGTTTTCGTCTAAAATAATATCTAATACTCTTACGGGTACTAAATCCCTTTTGGAATTTATTTTAAATCTTTTATTTGTATTAGATGATCTATTTACTATTGCCATTTTGAATAGGTGCTTCTATTTGTTTAGGTTGTTCAACAGTTTTAGCAATTTCTTCAGTTAGTTCTTGAAGTTGAGCCATTTCTTCTTCTGTTAATAACCCACCATCACCTGAATTTGCTGTACCTGTAGATAAACGTTGTACTATAGCTGCCATTTTAACTAATTGATCATCATTTTTTACACTTATTTCCATATATTCCTTTATTAATGGTACTACAACAGTAGCATCACCTAGTGTTTGTACTAGGGGTTTTAATTCGGATATAAGTTGAGCTAATTGTTTAGCTTTTTTCTTTTGATTACCATGAATTTCCTTTAATAAATCACTAAATGATTTATCATCAAATAATATTTGGTTTAATGGGTCCATACTATTTTATTATAAATATGGAAAAACTAGATTTTTACGTAACCTGTTTCTGCGTATTCAGTATATAATTTTCTATATAATTTTTTTAATACCTTAGTTACTTTAGTAATTACGGGGGTATCTACTCCAGTCATTTCTCTTATATAAATATAAAGAGCTTTTTTATTAAATATTTCTAAATTTTCTCTTCTTTTAAATAATATATTTACAGCATCACATACTTTTCTATCATGTTCTTTTTTAAATAAAGTAAACATATTTTTATCTATATAATCAGTAAAATAATCTATAAAATCTTTTATATCTTGCTTACGTTCATCTCTACCTAGTTGTCGTAATACTCCCTCATCCTCATCTGCAGCTAGTGGGTCCGCTTTTAGTTTTTTCTTTTTATAATTATTATTATTATAAAGTATAAGATAATTTTTTCCTACTATACTAAAATAAGAAAAAGCTTTTGAACCTTTTTCTGGTTTAAAATAATCTAACTTTTCTAAGAAAAAACAACAAACTTCATGTTTTAAATCTTCTAATGATTCTACTTCTGTATAATAAAATTTAAATGTGTGGATTAAATTTTCTGCTAGTTTATAAAAAGCATAAGCTATACGAGTACGATATATTTTATTTCTTTCATCTTGATTAGATGATGATAAATATTCTTTTATAGCAGCATCTACATCTGCTGTAAAATATTGTTTTTTGGATGGTTTTCTTCCTCTTTTCTTTTTTAATTTAGGTACCGGAGTAGAAGAACCGGTTGTAGCCGGTTCCTTAGTTTTATCATTTGACATTTATTTTATTTTAACGTAAATTCATTAAGTGCTTCTTGTATTTTTTGTACTTCTTTAAAGAAAAAACCAATTTGATCATCTGAATAAAATATACCCTTGTCATCTATTTGTTTTAATCTTTGGTCACAAGCTTCTATGGCCTCACTTTGTTTGGATATAAAATCTTCTAAACGTTCATTTTTAATTATTAAATTTCTAATTATAAAAAATGAAGATGTAATTATAATTGTTAATGTTATTATTAATATAATATTAAGTGTTGTCATATTTAATCTTTAAAAAATGAATCTATAACATCTATAGTTGCTTTTGATAAATTTGGATTATTATCTGTGTTTATTTTTTTAGCTGCTCTTAGTGTTTTATCGCTTTTACTTGCATTTTTAGGTTTAAATGATTGTTTTGGAACCGAATTTGTATTATTATTCCAAACTTCATATTCTATTTGAGCAGCCATATGGTCCGCTTGATGCATTAATAATGGTAGATGAGATCTTAATTTAGTTTCTTTCATACTGGACATAAAATAAAATTTATTAGATTCATCATATAAACCATCATGTATTTTAATACCAATATACTCATTTTGACTTACTTTACACCCAATTTCTTGAAGTAAAAATAAAGATCTTTCCGGTATTTTCATAGCAGGAATATTAGTATTAAATTTATAAATTTGACCTAATTTATCTATATGCCATTGTGAATCATTAGGTTGGTAATATTCACCTTCTTTTTGCCCCATCTTACCTAAATCATGGAATAATGCAACAAAATGCATTTCTTCAACGGTGTATGTGGATATATCACCCCCCATTTTTTTCCACGTTTTATATAATTCATTTGCACAATCATATACACGTAAAACATGATCTACATAACCACCAGCGAATGCTGAATGATGCCAATTTTTAGCCGCTGCAGGCATCATCATTATTCTTTCTTTATATTTTTGTAAAAATGGAACTACTATATTTGTTCTATCTTTAGATATATTTACATTAATTTCATTAATGTAACGATCCCAATTAGATTGAATTTTTTCTGCTGATAACATAACTTATTTTTTATTAAAGAGGACGTGTATTCTGGACTCCTCTAGCACCATAATTACCCGTTTGTGAGATATTAATTATATTTTGAAGTTCTTCATAACATTCCCTTAAATCTCCTTCTTCCATAAAACGAATAGCTTCTAAATTATCTCCTCTTTTAATCATTGTACGTAGTCGTGCTAGGGATTGATTTAATCTTTCCATTGCATCTTGTACTTGTCTTGCGTATTGCATAATTTTATTTTTTATTTATTTTAAACGTACGAAGTTTTTTTAAAGAATCCAAATCTTTTTTACGAGGTTTTGTACGTTTCATTTTTTCTTTTTTTGGATAATAATCTTCTAGATTTTTAATTTTCATTTATATATTTTTTATATACTTCATTACACCAAATCATATTTTCTTTTAATATTTTTTTACGATCTGGTTTTAAATTAAGAAAATTAGTAGTTTCTATTAAAGCACCTACAGCGATAATACGACGTATTTCTTCTTTAGTACCTATATTTTCCACTAATTTTTTAAGAGAATTTACTTTATCTAAATATTTTTCTTTTTTTAAATCTGCAGCTGTTTTTTGTTTTTCTAATTGATTTTCTTCTTCTATATCATTAAAAAATGATATAATGTTAGTTTCGGAACGGTTAATTTCTTTTAAATTATCAGACTTTTCCATTCTTTTTAATGCTTTATCTATGTTTTTAGGATTATATTGATTCATAACCGGTTCGCGTTTCGATTTTTAAACCCCTACAGTGGTAGGGTATAGAAAATATTAATATAAGCCAAGCTTTTAACCAAATGTTTTTGTAAAATTAAGACCCATAGCGCTTTGTGAAGAACCCATATTTTCTAATATA